CGTCGCACAATATCAGGGCGGCGGCTATTTGAGAGGAGAGGAAATTGGAAACAGTAATCAAGTCAGAACCTGAATTCAAACTGGCAAAAATAACGCCGGTTGAGCAAACCGTCCTGGAACTCGTCAAGCGGTACGATGGCGTAGTCTATGACGTGACCACCACAAAGGGTATGGCGGCGGCAAGGTCCGACCGGGCCGCGCTCAGGACCGCCCGCGTCAACCTGGAAGCAGCACGCAAGGAAGAGAAATCCGACGTGCTCAGGCTTGGCAAGTTCATCGACTCCGAGGCCAAGCGGATTGGCGATGTGATAGCGAAGTACGAAGATCCCCTTGCCGACCTTATCAAAGCCGAAGATGACCGGAAAGAGCAGGAAAAGGCCGAGAAAGCCCGCATTGAGCGCGAACGAATCGACGGCATCCGGGCAAAGATTCAGACCATCAGAGAGTATCCGCTGAAAGCTCTGAACATCACCGCCGCGAAACTGGCCGAAGTCCTGCCGGGGGTAGAGGCGCTTGTTATCGACAAGGAAACGTACCAGGAATTTCAGGCCGAGGCGCAAGCGGCAAAGGATGAATCCCTGTGCAAGCTCCGGGAAATTCTTTCCGAGAAACAGGCCGCCGAAGCCGAAGCCGCCAGAATCAAGGCAGAGCAGGAAGCCGAGGCCGCACGTCTGAAAGCAGCACAAGAAGAAGCCGACCGCAAGGCAGCGGAGGAAAAGAAGAAAATTGAGGCCGAACGCGCCGAACTGGATCGCCTCCGCAAAGAGGATGAGGCGCGGAGAGCAGAAGATGACCGGAAGATCCGCGAGGCTCGGGAAGCGGAAGAGATGAAGTTGAAGGCCGAACGTGATGCCGAGGAAAGCCGACTTCGCGAGATCCGGGAAGCCGAAGAAAAGCGCATTGCCGAAGAACGGGCGAAGATGGAAGCGGAAACTGCTGCGAAACAGGCCGAGATTGACCGCCAGCAGCGTGAACTGGAAGCGGCAAGGGTGAAGGAGGAGAAAGCACGTCAGGAAGCGGAAGAGGCGCGAATCGCAGCGGAAGCGGCGCGGGCCGAACGGATGATCGTTTGCCCCAAGTGTGGGCATGAGTTTGAGCGGGGGGTGGAAGCGTGAACAGCAACCTTGCTGAAAAAATAACACCGCTTGGTCCCGGCATCTACCCGGACATCTCGGCCAGCGACTATCACGGAGAACTGCTCCGCGATTACGTATCAAAGTCGTACCTCAAACGCCTCGATAAATGTCCGGCAGCGGCAAAGGTGCCGCAAGAGGACACTCCAGCAATGGCATTTGGTCGGGCCTCCCATGTGCTGCTCCTGGAAGGCGAGGCGGCATTCTTCAACGAGTGCGCGGTAACGCCATCCGGCATCAATCGGCGCACGAACGCAGGGAAAGAGGAATGGGCGGCATTTGAAGCGGCCAACGCCGGGAAAGCCCTTATCACTGCCGAGGATTATCTGAAGCTGGTGGAGATGCGGAAGGCGTTGAACCGGCATCCCTTCGCCTCAAAACTGTTGGCCGAGGGCGTGTCAGAGCAAACGGTGATATGGCAGGACGAGGAGACGGGGCTGATGATGAAATGTCGACCCGACCGGATACCCTCCGGCAACAAGGGTGTGCTGGTGGACCTGAAAACCTGTGCTTGCGCCGGTGAGTATGAATTCGGGCGGGATGTGGTGAAGTATGGATACGACATGGGCGCAGCTCTATATCTTGACGGGACAAACGAGGCTACGCGCAAAGCATTTGACACCTTCTGTTTTGTGGCGATGGAAAAAGAGGAACCGTTCAGGACGGAAACCTACATGCTCGACGCTGAATTTATCACGCGTGGCCGGTCGGAGTATCGGCGGCTCCTGCAAATTGAGGCCGAGTGCCGGAAGAACGGCGTGTGGCCGAATTATGAGGGTGTCGGGAATCTGATTACGTTGTTCAAGCCGAATTATCTTTAAAGGGAGAAATTGAAATGAGCACTGAAAACGAAATGCAGGTAATTACCGATTCTGAAACCCTTTCCCTTATCAACCGGGCAGAAATAGACATGCAGATTAGCACCGCCAAGAAGTTTCCCCGGTCCATCAAGACTTTCCTCAACGAGTCTCTGGAACTGGCTACGCTCAACGAGAAGATCGCGGAGGAGTGCGCTTATGCCCTTCCGCGCAAAGAGAACGGCAAGGTAAAAATGATTGAGGGACCGTCTGCCCGTTTCGGTGAAATAGTGGCATCTGCCTGGGGCAACTGCCGTGCCGGTGCGCGGGTAGTAGCCGAGGATGGACAGTTTGTGACAGCGCAGGGCATTTTTCATGACCTTGAAAAGAACGTAGCGATCACCTACGAGGTCCGCAGACGCATTACCGGCAAGTCCGGGCAGAAGTTCAGCGCCGACATGGTAGCCGTGACGGGCAATGCTGCATGTTCTATTGCCCTCCGCAACGCAATACTCAAGGGGGTACCGAAAGCGTTCTGGATCGGTCCTTACGAGGAATCCCGCAAAACTGCCATGGGCAACGCCAAGACCCTTGTGTCCCGCCGCGGCGACGCAATCGGATATTTCAAAAAATTCGGCGTCACGGAAGAGCAGATTTGCGGCGTCCTGGAAGTCAAAGGCATTGACGATATTGGGCTTGAGGAACTGGCAACCCTTACCGCAATCAAGAATGCTATCAAGGAAGGCGATACCACTGTAGAGCAAGCGTTTAATCCTCATAAAGCCGAAGATAAAAGGGATGAAGTGGTGAACCGCTTTACCAAAGCCGAAACCGTCAATCCCACCACCGGCGAAATCCCCATCACCCCCGAAGAAAAGACCGAGGCCGAAACCACCACCCTGCCCAACGTGGACGTTGACGATGATTGGCCAGAGCCACCCGCCGCTGTTGAACCGTGCCCGGAGTGCGGAGAGGTCGGCGGCCATGCCATGAGTTGCCCGAACGCTGAACCACCCGAGGGGGAATAATGGACCTCTACACCAAGACCACCCAAGGCAAGCGAACCCGGTACATCCCCTACGTCCCGCCCGAGCCGCAACCAATCAAAACAGATCCCCTCACTGACGAGGGGATCATCACCCTCGGAACTAGCGTCGGGACAATCGTCCTTATGCAGTTGGAGGCGTTAATACCGGCGCATAAGCGCAATCATCGGAAGGTGAAGGCGGTTACGGATGCGCTGCTTGACTTGGCGCGTGGGAACGGTGCTCCGATTGACCGGGAATTGTTGGAGCATTGGACCGAATGTTGGAACCAGACGATGGTGCTGTTTCAGAGTGGGCTGGAGGAGAAATAGACCTCAACGCGGGGAGCAATCCCCGCAAAGGAAACGATATGACGACGAAAGAGAAGTTGAGGAAGGCGTTGGAAGCGTTGCAGTATATTTCTAATGGCATTGGAGATACGGCGAGTTATGCGAGAGAGGTATACGCCGAACTCACCACCCCTCGCATGGAAACGGTAGAGGTAAAGAGGTGGAAATGCCAGTGTTGTGAGTGGATTAGCGACGAGCCTAGAGAGTTAATGCACAGTAAACCTCCAATCGAACTCACCGGCTCCTGCCAACGCCCCGTACCGGAGCCGGAAGAGAAAGTATGGGAAGGTACTGTAAGGTCAAGTGTTCCAGGCACAAGTACGTCAGCAACGCCCATAACAGGGATTGTCGCTCTTCCTCTTTCGTTGGTTGGGTGTAGGGTAGAAGTCAGGCTGAAGGAGGGAGAATGACACCGCAAGAATGGCTGGAAGCAGGTAGAGAATTTCATTTTGAAACCGAGGGAGTGGATATAGCTGAGGAAAGCGTCCAAGCCCTACTATCGGAAGTTGACCGCCTCACCGCCCTCCTCGCCCACTCCCAAGAAACGGTCAAGACTCTCGCGGAGGAGTGCGAGAGGTTGAATAGTAGAAAGATAAGGCTCGCATACAAGACGGCAGACTATCCGTTCCATCAAGATGACTGCAAGATAATCGACTATGGGTATTCAGACAACGTGATCATAGTTGGATGCCCGGATATTGAAGAAAAACTCCAAGCCGCCGGAGCCCGCGCCGCACAACACCTTGTCGACCAGGATCTGCTGGTGGCGCAGGAGATGAAGAGGGTAGCGGTGGAGTGTGCGGAGATAGCGGAAAATCATCAGTGTCAGGAGTTTGCCGATGGATGCGGGACAGCCAGATTTATTGCAAGGACTATCCGCGCAAAGTACGGGGTGGAATCGTGAAAATAATATCGTCAATAAAGGAAGCATTACGGCAGAGATATTTAAAGCTAGAGCGCGATAAAACTCCACCGCAATATGTCATCGAGCAGCCCGGAGACCTCCTGCATGTACCCGCCGATAAATTGCATCTCTGTCTGGCAGAGTTGGAGGATTGCCTGACTGATATCAATAATTTCAAGCGCATGGGCGCTATGGGTGGCAAATCTGCTCTGGTGATGATGAAGCGGTTCGTGTGGATAGATGACGGTGAGAATAATAAGCATATAGGGGTGGAATCGTGAGCCTCCGCTTCTCCGAAGAAGATTACGCATCATACCAAGCCCGGCGCAATCAGCAGGACGTAGCCAAGCCGAACCGATTTCAATCCCCAGCACCAGCACCGCCGACCGAGGACCAGGAGCAGCGCACCGTCGCCCAATTCCTCGACCTCCTCGGCTTCCGGTGGGCGCACCCTCCCAACGGAGGCAGTCGCAACGTCATCGAGGCCAAGAAGTTCAAGGGAATGGGCGTGAAGGCTGGCGTCCCTGATATCCTGATATTCGATATTCCTCCCGGAAGTGATTACAGGGGCGTTGCTATCGAATTGAAGCGGCTGAAGGGCGGGAGACTGTCCGACGAGCAGAGGGAATGGTTGGATGCTCTTACGGAGCGCGGGTGGCTGACACGCTGTTGTGCTGGAAGCGATGAGGCCATTAAGTTCATCAGGGAGGTTTACGGGAAATGAGCGGAGGACACTTCGATTACGATCAATATCGGATAGGACAGATTGCAGACAGTATCTCGCACATTATCAGCACCAACGACAGCACGGAAAAGGACGAATACGGTGATGATATCGGCTATCACTACTCGCCTGAGATAATAGCACGGTTCCGCGAGGCTGTGACAGTGCTGCGCAAAGCGGAGATTATGGCACAGCGGATTGATTGGCTGGTGTCTGGCGATGATGGGGAAGAATCGTTTATGCGGCGGTGGGATGAGGAGTTGGGGAAATGAGCGCAACCGGAAAAGAACTACTCTTCAGCGTAACAAAAAAGGATCTCCGCATTGACTATTTCTGCGCGGGAGGTCCAGGTGGCCAGCATCAGAACAAGACCGCCTCCGCTTGTCGGATAACACATCCCGCTTCCGGCGCTGTCGGTGAATGTCGGGAAGAGCGGCACCAGCACATGAACACGAAAACAGCCTTCCGGCGCATGGTGCAGACTCCCGCTTTCCAGATGTGGCTCAAGGTCACGGCAGCCGAGGCGCTTACGGGTGAATCGGCAAAACAGAAGGTTGACCGGATGATGCAGCCGCAATTCCTGAAGGTTGAAGTGAAGGATGAAAAAGGTAGATGGATCAAAGAGATTGCCAATGTCTAGCAACCGGAAAGGAGAGAGGATGAGACCAATAAAATTCCGAGCATGGATAGGAACACAAATGGAATATCGTTTGGTTGTTGGCAAGTTGGGAGCGTTTTATGTTGAAGGAATTGACCCTAACGATTCAGCTTGCATCAGCCCATTCAATACCAAGTACAGCGAACAAACCCCCATCATGCAGTTCACCGGCCTCCTCGACAAGAACGGGAAGGATATTTACGAGGGGGATATTCTAGCTGGTCACGATGACGGCAATGTTGAAGTCAGGTGGGGTCAATGCGAATGGTGGTGTTCATTTTCCGATGGTAACGGTATTGGACTCGACGAAATGTGTATATGGTTTGGTAATTGTTGTGAAGTCATAGGCAATATATATCAAAACGGAGAACTACTCAATGTCTAGCACCGCCCCCGCCCGAGGCACCTGCTCCCTCTGCGGAGCAATTCCATGTCAAGGCGAGTGCAAGCGTTGTGCTGTCCGTCTGGCGGGAGAGTGCAAGAGTGGGAGGCTGGCGGTGTGGAGGGAGGGAGTCTGGCGGTGGGTTTGCTACCGCTGTGCGGGGAAATTATAACGTCACAAGGCTGACCGGGGGAAAACGATGAACAGTGGGAAACAAGACAAACTCACCACGGAAGCGGCGACAGGGGCAACTCCGGTCCTGCCGCTGGTTAAACCAGTTTTTGCCTTTGAGGTTGAGGTCAACGGCTTCGTCACTATCGTTTTTGCCGAGTCAGCCGCAAAGGCCAAATGGATTGCCGTTGCTGGATACTGGGATGCCTACGGCAAGGAACAGGGATGGCCCGAATTCCGCTGTCGCCGGGAACCGCTTTTTGATGGCAATCCGCTTGCTAATCAGGGGCGGAAATGCTGGAGCCCTGATTATGTGAGGGGATACCCATGACAGCCTTCCTTTTTGGCTCGCAAAACGTCGGCAATAGACCGATACGCAAAGGGCTTTTTTACATGGACAGCCGGGACAAGATTGCAAGGGTCAATGACCATTTCGAGGGGATCGTGGTACTCGACTGGCAGAACAGCGGGAAACAATCACAGTGCACTGAACAGCGTTTCCGTCGCCGGTTTTATCTCTACGGCAACGGTCACGCGGAATCGGTTTAACGGAAAGGAGTTGTGCTGTGAGTGAAACGAATCAGAACGAACGTGTGGTTACGCCATTTAAGAGGGAAAACAGATATCTCATCTTCAAGCGTAAGGACGTGAGAGCCGCCCTGACGCCACTGGAGCAGGACATTCTGGAGCGGATTGCATTCAAGGTGCTGAATCACCGTGTCGCGGAGGGGAAGGATTCCCTTCGGTGTGTAGTGGTTGAGCGGGATTGGCCCGAATATGAGCCGACCTGGGCGGCTATTGAAAAACGGATGACCGGAGCGTAACGCCTCCAGGTTGAGCGGCCCGCCCGCTCTAACCCGTGTGATGAGTGCGATAAAGGAAATGGAAAGTGACTGAAAAAATTGACGACATTCCCGATGCTCCCGATTGGGTGGCTCATGCAGTTGATGAACTCAAGGACATTGCCGATTATTTCGACCGGCAAGGGAAAAAGGACAACGGTGATTTTCTACGCCGGACATCCAACATGCTTGAAGTGCTGGCTGGTGCATATGAAACCGCAAAGCGGAGGCATACGATAGAAAAACATCCGGGATTATTTGAGGAGGAACAGTGACCGACTACGCAGCAATAGACGCGATTTTGAAGGAGTTGGAACGGGCCGAAAAGCTCCACCCGCAATGGCCGATATCCACCCTTGACCAAGTTGCGATCATGGTGGAGGAAGCCGGGGAAACAATCCGTGCAGCACTCAATTACAAGTACCACGGCGGCAGTATTGATGAAGTACGGACGGAGTTGATACAGACCGGGGCAATGTGCGTTAGGTGTCTGAAGAAACTTCAACCTTCACTTGAACATTTGGAGCCGACATGACAGAACGTGCTGAAAAATTGGCAGAGGAGCATTGGAAGTATATCGAGGGAGTGCTTGCCCTGCACGGAGTAAAATCAGAAGATGTTGGATTAATCGGTTGGCACTACCGGACGGCGTTCCTGCATGGCTACAAGCACGGTCAGGAGGATATAAACATAAATCTGAACAATAAGGCATAATAATTACAACTCACACACTTTTTCACTTTACGATTAAACATAGCGCGGGTTAATATGGCAAGTGTAAAAACAAAAAAGAATACAGCACTGATGCAGCAGTGTCTCGATAATGGTTACTGGATAATTGCGTCCATAACCACCGCCCCCTTGCGAAGGCTGCATCCTTCCCTGGGGGTATTTTATTATGACTTGTGCCGTAGTCAAAGGGGCAACCCGTGAACACTGACATCAGAATAAGCGTTTCATTTAAGGGCAACAGAAAAAGAAAGAAGCTACAAATGATTCTTGGCCCAGGCTCAACTGATTATCTGATTGACCTCTGGATCACGGTTGCGATGGAAAGGCCCGACGGCGATCTGTCCGGTTTAGACAATACCGACATTGCAATCATGGCGGGGTGGAACGGTGATGTTAACGAATTTGTAACGGCGTTGAACGACGTTAAATTCCTTGATGGAGTCGAGGGAAATTATCAACTCCATGACTGGTGCGACCACAACGGATATGCATCGTCAGCGACTGAAAGATCGGATAAATCACGTTTTAGCCGCATGGCAAAGACGCATCCAGATATATACAATGAATTGAAAAATCAAGGTGTTACGTCTGTTTCATCGGAAGAATACAAGCGTTTAACGACCGTTGAACGACCGTTAACGAATCGTTTAAGCCCATCTCCATTACCATCTCCATCTCCATTACCTACAACAGCAACAACGCGCACGCGACAGGAAGAAATTTTCCGGGCCTGTTTCGCTGAGAAGAAATCCGAGATACTTCGCCTCTACCCTCACGCCGATTATGAGCCGCAGATGGAAACCTGTGTTGCCCATTACCGCGACGGTCCAAGCGTCGGCCCCGACCCCTACCCCACAATCCTTAAGTGGTTCAACCGAGTACCGAAGAACGGAGAAGGAATTGGACGATATCCTGGAAGCACAGAGAAGGCTGGAACAAAAGCGAAGCGAGGCTTCATTGAGGCAAACAACGGACCCGAAACCGATTGGCTTGGTACTGGAACCGGCAGCGGTTAGCATTTGTCGGGACTGCAAAGAGCCGTTTGACTGCCCGCCAGGGGTGAATTATACCCGATGCCCTGCGTGTCGGCAGCAGTTGAACGTGGAACGGGAAGAGGCATTACGGCGTGAGCATGAGGCAGTAGAGAAGGAAAAGCGCGACATCAGCCAGAAGCGACTCTTCAGCGAGATCCAGATAGGGCAACGATACCGAGGCCAGGCATGGGACGATTACAAACCGGCTACCGATACCGCACGCAAGACGCTGGAAACATGCCGACAATTCGCAACGGGGTTCAAAGAGGCGCTTGAAACCGGACGATGCCTGATAATGATCGGCGGACCCGGGACCGGCAAGAACATGCTGTCTGCTCTTATCTGTCAGGATGTCGCCGGGCAGGGTTTTACGGCGCTGCACACCACGGCAATGAAGCTGGTCCGCAGGGTCAAGGAAACCTGGGGGAAGGGCTCAGAAGAAAGCGAATCGCAGGCAATCAGGAATTTCACGTTACCGGATCTGTTGGTCATTGACGAGATCGGCGTCCAGTTCGGCAGCACGGCAGAGCAGATAATCCTAACGGAGATTATCAACGACAGGTACGAGGCGATGAGGCCGACGATTATCATCAGCAACCTGACCGTGCCGCAACTTGAAGACGTGATGGGCAAACGGGTTGTGGATAGATTTTACGAAGGTGGGGGAAAGGTGCTGGTGTTTAACTGGGCGAGCTGGAGAAGAAGGGCCGCATGACCCGCAACGGAAATTTGAAGGAGGTGAAAATTGACAGACTACCCGGCAAACGTACCGCAGAGCGAACGGCTTGAAACGCTGCTGGTGCTCCTCCCTCCCCTGCCCGCTGAAGTGAAGTCAGCGGTTATGGCGGCGGTGACCACTGTGTACGAGACCGAGGGCGTAAAAATCGAGATGCGCAACATCCAGATGATGAGCGAGTATGACGGGAGGAACATGACGAGACTGTGCCGCAAGTATCGAATAAGCCGCAGGAATTTTTACTACATCATGCACAAGGAGCTGAAGCGGCTCCGCAGAAAGTGCAACGTAGAGGTGGAATAGTTCACACTGTGCGTGGTAGACGGGTAGCATGAAAAGACCGTTGTTGACCATGAAACAAGAAAACGCCTGCCTTGAATATCTGAGTAGCGGAAACAAAACCGATGCTTACCGGAAGGCGTTTAACTGTGTCAACATGAAACCCGCGACTATCAACAGGAAAGCGAAGGAGTTTTTCGACCGGGACAAGATTAAGGCAAGGGTTGAAGATCTGAGAGATCCGATTGTTCGTCGGCTTGAAATCAAAGCGGAAAAGACGCTCAAACGGTTAATGCAGGGCCAAGAGTTTGACGTGAGGAGTCTCTATCATCCTGACGGAACGCTGAAAATGCCCTATGAGCTTGACGACGATGCAGCACGGGCCGTTGTTGGCGTTAAATACAAGGATGGCGTGCTGGAAGAGTATAAAATTATTGATGTAAAAGGCTGCTGCGAACTGATAGGCCGCCATCTGAAGCTGTTCACCGACAAGCTGGAGTCAAGCGTACAGGTCACCCATTCCGGCGTGCTGAAAGTACCTCCGACCGCTTCACCCGAAACATGGGGCAAGAAGGAATGACGATACCCGTAGTCTGGGAGCCGCAGGCCGGTTCTCAGACTCTTTTTTTAACATGTCCGTACTACGAGGTACTTTACGAGGGGACGCGCGGCAACGGCAAAACCGACAGCCTTCTGATGGATTTCGCGCAACATGTCGGAGAGGGGTTCGGAGCGAACTGGCGCGGCATCCTCTTTCGGCAAACCTACCCGCAGCTCGCCGACGTGGTAGCCAAGAGTAAAAAGTGGTTTTTCCAGATCTTCCCGGGCGCAAAGTTCAACGCGGCTGATTACACCTGGAAGTGGCCGACCGGCGAGGAGCTGCTCCTCAGGCACATGAAGTCGTCCGATGATTACTGGAACTATCACGGGCATGAGTACCCTTGGATCGGATGGGAAGAGCTGACAAACTGGCCATCCCTTGACTGCTACGACAAGATGAAGGCGTGCAGCCGGTCAAGTCATCCAGGGATGCCGAGAAAGTACCGGGCGACATGCAATCCCTACGGTGTCGGGCATGGCGTGGTCAAGATGAGATTCATTGATCCCGCCCCGGCGCTCACACCGATAAACGACGAGCACGGGCAAGCACGAGTGAGGATTCATGGAGATGTTGAGGAAAACCGCGTCTTGCTCAATGCCGACCCTGAGTACATTTCGAAACTGGACTGCATCGAGGACGAGAATCTAAGGAAAGCGTGGAGGTATGGAGACTGGGACATCGTTGCAGGCGGCATTTTTACAGAGGTTTGGAGCGCGCCGCACCATGTCTTACAGTCGTTCGAAATCCCGAAATCATGGCGAGTTGACCGCGCTTTCGACTGGGGATCTTCCCGGCCTTTCTCTGTCGGCTGGTGGGCTGAATCGGACGGCACAGAGGCGACGCTTGCCGACGGTACAAAGCGCAACTTTCCGCGAGGCACGTTGTTCTTGATTCAGGAGTGGTACGGATGGACAGGCAAGCAGAACGAAGGAATGAAGATGCTTGCTTCGGATATCGCCAGGGGCATTCTGGAACGTGAGAAGAAAATGAAGCTCACCGTCCGGCCTG